CATCTATAATAAACAACATGATCTATCTGAATGGACTGATCCCAAGAACTATAAGACATATGATGAGTTGAAATCTCGCTTGGCAATGGTCTTAGGAGAATCATCAACTCCTATGAATGCAAGGGTATTAGAGAGTCTTGATCAGTCTGATGATATTCCTGGCTTTCCATCTACGCCAGATCCCGTTATTCGTACGGCAGAGTCCTCTATGGCTGAGGATGATACGATGACCTATTTCGCTAAACTAGCAGCGGAAGACTAAAATCCTAGCTATGGAAGTGGCCCTCTAACTAGGTCGGTATAAGCACTGGTACCGCATAACCCAGTCGGTTGCTGCATACGTGAAATGCAGATAAGAAGGGAGGCACCTAGGAAGGCCTCCCTTTTGATTTATTGAGCTGGTGAAACTAGATTTTGTGTTACGGGTGCCTGGTCTACAGCCGGTAATGACATGGGTTCTCCACCACCGCCTCCTCCACCACCTATATTTGTATCTCCACCCTGAATGATATAGGTATCACCCACTTGAGCAATCTGTCCACTCTCCAACATACTTGCTATTATTGAATTAACCTGATTTCTTTCACCCTGAGCTCTTGATCCAAATCGAGCGAGTGGCATACTTCTATCAAACAATTCGTTTCTACCAACTGCGGAAATCCCTCGACCCTTCATACTGTTTAGTCTAAACCTATCAACTCTGCTGTTTAGATCCATATCAATTGGCTCGTAGGGATCATTAAGATTTGTATTGGCAAAGGTATTATAATCCATAATTTGTTTATAACTTTCCCATGTCGACATATCATTAGGATCAAACCCTGGTGCCTTTTCTGGGTATCTAAAAAAGTGTTTTTCATCGGCCCATTTTTTTAACTCTTCGGTAGCCATAGACATTACATAGATCGCATATTGCCCCGTATCACCTGGCGGAAGACCCATATCTCCATAATTTCTATGTAATTCTTTCATACTATTTTGTATTTGTAATAATATGGCTATACCACCCTTACCTCTTTCAGTCGCTACCAGTTCAATATCTTGCAACGCTTTTCGCATGGGACCCGCTATATCACTAAACTCACCTGCGGGGCCAGCACCCAAACCAAACTGTAATGCCATACCCGGCACACTTCCGGCTATCCTGAACGCAGTTGAAAGTCCTTTTGCTACAAACGAAGGAGTATTTAATATCTTTGAGGCAATCCTTAAACCAGGTGTTTTTGCAATCACTGGAGGCACTTTTGCCTTTGCCACCGTATTGGCACCTAACTCTAATGCAGCCGAAACAGGATCAAGCGCGGCCACAAGAGCAGTTGGTGCAGCCCGGTTTATGGTGCGCCGTGATAAGCTTAGTGATCCCGATTGGTAACTTTTTAGACGAGTATCACCACCATCTATATCGGGAGGAGTCAGCCGCATAGTAGGATCTGCTACTAATGGTTTTGTAACTGTCGTGGGATCTGCACTTAATGATGGGGTGTCAATAGATGGTGCGGTTGGTGAAGTCGGAGTATTTATTCTGTTGACCAGAGCATCAGCGCCACCCGTAAGTTTTTTGGCAACCCCATCCTTAACGCTATAATTATTACCGGCTCCATCGGTCCATGTATTACCAACCATATTTTTTGTTAGATTGATTGGTGATCCCTTAAAGGTAATGGTGGGTTTTGGTATTGGTTTTGGAATTACAATATTAGGAGATGATACCACTTTTTGGGCGACTAATTTAGGACCGGGTTGCCGGTTGAGCACGGTTGGATTGATTGTGGGTGATTGAGACATGCCAGAATTTAATGAACTTTTATCCAATTGGTTAGCCAGACCAGCAATTGATAACGTAATATCTCCATCAAGGGGATTAGCTAATGCCTCGGCTTTTGTTGCAACTAACTTTTTTTCAAAGTCAGATAAAAAACCATCGAGTAGGGTCCTTACACCAACTACACCAGCTGCTGTTGCAGCCGCAGCCTTTGCAAGGTTAGATATACCCGAAGTAGAGCTCTTATCATCTCTTCGCTTTGGTTCCGGTCTGGCCGCTACCTTTAGTTTTTTGTTCTCGGCCTCTAGCTGATCAAGCTTGTTACGTTCTTGATTCCTTATAAAATTACTAAAATTTTTGTTGAGGCCATCAACACCATCACCAACCCTATTAATACCCTCAAGGGTATCACTGTTAATTTTCTTTTGCTCTTCAAGCTTTCTGGCTAGTGATGTTAAACTCATTTAAATACCCTGCTGCGCCTTTCGCTCTTCGGCGATTTTTTTCATTTGTTCGATCAAAAGATTAACGTAAATTTCTCTCTCCCATGGCATCATTGTTTCTATGTCGCTGAGTGAATAACTATGGTTTTCCATTAGTTGAAAATTCACTTGATAATAATTAACCAGTGTATCATGAGAGAGAGCTATTAAAAAAAATCCTGTAATCCCTGTAGTGTATATTTATTCTCTTTATCGCATTTATTGCAGACAAATTCTGCTTCATATTTTAAAGACGGTAAATCATTTACATATTCAAGTATTTTTTGATAATGTGATGTCGAAAGACTATCCATAAATTCTTTGACTTCTTCTTCTGGCTCATCTTTAAACATAAACGAATCACTATCCGTATGAAGTGAGTGAAGACACATTAGAGATAGATGATAAAGAATCTCTGTATAGCTCTCACCCTTTAATATATTTTCTTTTTGAATGGCCTCGGAGTATCGGGGAAATCCCATGGTCAACTCCATTTCATCATTAAGTTTTATTTTGGTATTGGGAAAATCCTTTTTATTAATATTAATTGTTGACACGTCAATATCAATAGAGTTTGGATGTTCACAATCACAACGTAAGAGTATAGTAGAAGTCTCTCCAACAGATTTGGATCTTATTTGAAGAAACATATATTCTATATCAAATGTTGCAAGTTTGGTTATATCAATATCTTCTTCTACACATGTCTTGACAATATCAGCAATGGCCTTAGCTGCCATTAGATCATCGCCTGATTCAAATGCTAAGAGTAACACTTTTTCTTCACCTACATTATAGGGTCTAAAGTGTACTGATTGTTGGAGAGAAGGTAATGTGCAATTAAATTTTGGGTAATTAGTATGCCTAGGAAGGGTCATTTCAAATCCTCATTAAATTATATTATTCAAGAACCCCACAATGTTCTGCCTTGCTGTACTTGTAAAGGCTTCTTTTAAACTTGAGGGTGTTAGCACAAACGGAGCTACCCAATCGGTATAACTAAGTTGTATGTTTAATTCCACCACTCCATCAATATCATTATTGAGTTGAATGGAATTCATAGTTGTGGGAAATGCATCTTTAAGTTGACATCTATAGACCACAATATCATTAAACTGATCATTAAGTCCTAGTAGAGTTTCTCCCAGCTGAAAATCAGATAGGGATGGTAATACATTCCCCATACCACTAGAAAATTCTTTTCTAAATCTTTGTGGTAGGTTTTTTACTTTCTTAAATTGTTCAATTGTTACATCTCTTACATAATCCTTTTTATAACCAATTTCATATCTATTTTGATCTACCGCAAGTGATTGCCATGTTTCAAAATATTCCTTTACACCATAATTATTAAGTACCTGAAATGTCATTGTTACATCTTGTATCAAATACCCTGTTGCTACTCTTTCGGACACCAATCCAAAATTAAAAGGAGTCGTCGTAACCTGACGTCCTGGCAGCTGCACATCCCGACATAGAATATTCATTTCTTCGGATCTACCACCAGGTAAAGAAGGAAGTTTTACTCGCCATAGATTATTACGAGCCAGACCGCCTTTTGCAGATACGAGGCTTTTAAACTGATCTACTGTACCAGCCATTACATTTTCCTTCTTGAGTCAGAATAAACTTTGCTTTTCCCGGCCTTCTGAAAGTCAGCCGTTGGCAAAAATGTTGCTATCTCCCATTCAGGAGCTTCTACCTTTGCAAATCTACTTCTCACATTTTTATTTAAATAGTGTTTTATGCAGGGCTTAAAGTACTTATACTTGCCGGCTCTTTTTAACATATTATAGGAAATATTAAATTTAGTGGACTCATCATAACTTTTATTGTTTGTAATGTCCAATAGTCCATCAAGAAATTTTGCTCTGAGAATTGGTGGGAGATAATGTAGATTGAGTCCCATAAACCCACCCTCTGCTGGGCCTATGACGACTACCAGAGGAAAACTATCATAATAGGGTAACTTGGCCTTATGTTTAGGATCATAGAAAAACATATACATTGAACCGACAATCTGCCTATTAGACAACTTAATGGGTTCTTCTTTCATCAGAGCATTTCTATTGACACTGCGCATAGCGGATGCCTTACGCTTAAACCAATCCCGGGACTGTTGGGTCCTTGGCGTGATACCGTTACGGAAGGCTTCCATTTCTAATTTGTAAAATAAATTTGACATACCATTATTTATCTACGTTTTTTAACTTTTAGTGGCTTTAAAGGTTTAAGAGTTCTCTTTGGTTTGGGTAAAATACCCATTGATGCTAATTCTTTCTCAGTCCATATCTGAAATCCCCAACCCCTGTCTGCAGCATAGTTTTGGGCAGCAGCCCATTTATTCATATTCTTTACATATGTCAAACCTTCGGTTATATATTTTTTTGTCTTACGACCCTTAAATTCAGGAGGAGATGTTTCCTTTCCTGGTTTGATTTCAATTAAAAAGGTCTTGCCATCCTTAAATGTAATCTTTAGATCCATAAAGTATCGATGATATTTTTTATCGACATCATAGAAGTAGGGTATGATTACTTCTTCGGAAGACCAAGAACGAATTGAGGTATTATCATCACACCATTTAAAAGCATTTCTTTCCCACAAAGATCTAAAAATAACATTTTCAGTGTCACCCCTATATTTGCTTTTATTCTTTAGTTTATATCTTCCAGAATATGCCATATTAACCTTATAAATACTTTTAAGTTTTTTATATTTATTAAGGAAATCTTATGGGTGTTGGCAAGGTAAAAATAGAAGAGGGTGTATCTGATCAGGCATGGTTTCCCCTTGAAAACCAAGATGACTATAGAGGTCGTATAACATTTCGATCCTATTATGAGGATTATTCTAATCTGTGGGAAGCTGGCACAACTATATTTGAAAGGTCAACTAGCTCTTCTACACCTACTACTACTGCACCCCTTTCGGCCGCCGAAGCCGCTGCTATTGCCGGTAAACGTCAAGTCCAAGAGGCCAGACATATAGGTAACAGGAAAAGACATCAGAATGTAACCGAAACAGATCATCAAACAATTTCTCTATTCCTTCCGTCCTCTATTCAAATAGCTGATAAGATTGATTATTCTCAGCCAGAATTAGGTTTAAGAGGTGCTTTAGCATTTATGGGTACTAGAGGAGCCGCTATGGGGGCTACAGTGACCGGGAGTGATGTTCAGAACGCTGCAGTCAATGCTGTTAAGGGTACCCTGAATCAACTGTTTAGTGGTAATCTTGGTTCAACCGCATCATCTTTAGCGACCCAAAGACTTGCCCAAAAGTTTAGTATGCCCGATGTTGCTGGTGGAGTAGCGGCAGCTACTGGTGTTGCGGTCAATCCAAATAAAAGAAATATCCTAAATGGTGTTGCCCTAAGGACCTTTAGATTTACATTTAAGTTAATTGCTAGGTCTGAAAGAGAGTCCAATGAAATAAAAAAAATAATCTATATGTTCCGTAGTCGTATGTATCCTCGCCTTACTGATGATAGCAAGGTTATATCTCCTGAAGTAGGAGGATTGACATCTACTGCTAATGACATATTAAATTTTGAGGGTATGTCTGCTGGTTTGAATTATCCCGCTAAATGGGACATTGAAATGTCTTACTACACTCAAGCTGATATTACTGCTAGGAATGAAAGATGGGTGCGCGTTGGTACCGAAATACTACCCTGCTTCCTAGAATCTTTTGAGGCTGTCTATAACCCCAATTCCATGTCTTTTCATTCTGATGGTTCACCTTCAGAAGTTGATATTTCTATTAACTATGTAGAAGAAAGAGCCATGAACGCAAATGATATTGAATCACCCCCAGGTTATAATAAAGGATGGGGTATGATGGATACCGATAGATTTAGGGAAGAGTATCAAAATCTAACTCGAGAAGACACTCGATTTTCAGGAGTACGTTAATGACAATGTTCTCTAATTTTCCAATTGTGGATTATAATTTTGGCGGTCTTACCAATTCTGCTTTGTTTGATAACATTTCAACTCAAGTGGATTTGGTAGACAGATTTAAGGATAATCTAAATCTTTACACCGAATACTTTATAAAGGATGGTGAGAGGCCAGATATACTATCCTATAATTTTTATGGTACGGTCGATTATTACTATCTTTTCTATCTCCTTAATGAAAAACTTAGGATAAAGGGATGGCCACTTGATGAGTCCGAAATAATTGCTAAGTCTTCTGTTTACTATCCCCATAAGGCAATTCAGACTACTGACCCCATAAGTGTTGGATTTTATAAGGGTGATCTTGTGGCCACTATTGATTATGCCTCAGTTGAATACCCAACCTTCAAGGGTAAAATAATTGAAAAGAATCTTATGCTAGGACAATTAATAATTGAACCTGTTACCGAAATAAGAGATATTCAAATTACTAATCCAGGATCTGGTTATACTACACCTCCCGTGGTAACTATATCGGGTGGTAATGGATCGGGTGCCACTGCCATTGCAACTATTTCAGGTGGTTCGGTCTCGGCCATATCTATTCAAAAAAGAGGTTCTGGCTATACAACAGTACCTACCATAACCTTGACGGCACCTACTACTGGAGCAAATACAGCTACTGCTACTGCCGTTATATCATCTGTAACCATAAACGAAGGTGATCGAATTTATAGTGATCCTGGGGTAGACATAATAGAAAATTGGAATCAGGTTCCCGTGACAATACCCAATGCTAGGGTTGATGGTCTAAAGAATCAAACTCTTGGTATTCATCATTATGAAAATGCTAATGGCGAAAGACTAGATCTTAATGTATTGCCAACCGGTGGAGTCAATATAGATCAGTTCGTGGGTGATCAAACCGGATCAGGTGGTATAACATACCTCCAGCAACTCAGGCGTGAAAATGATTCTCTTAGACAGATAAAGGTATTTGAACCTAAGGTTGCTCGCCAAATCCACATCGAATATAATAGATTATTAAAGAACTAGTATGTCATTTATTACACCAGATGCCTTTGAATTACTCAATGTATGGTTTTATACTAACCGTCTATACATTAATAATGAAAAAAATTCACAGAATAAAATTGACATAGCCAATTCCCTGGCCGAAATCTCTATCTATGAAAATATAGGTACTCCTTATCTTACGGCCAACATGACATATGTTGACGATCTAAATTTATTTGAAATGCCTGGTGTTATTGGTACCGAGAGAATTGAACTAAATGTAGCTACTCCCATTACGTCTTCGTCATCAGAACAATACATTACGACAAAGCGTTTTGTGATATCGGGAATAAATGCAGCCCAGAAATCTAATGAATCAGTGAGTGTCTATAACATAAGTCTTATTGAAGATCATGGTTACTTTAATTTTGTTCAAAAAATAAGTAGGTCATATTATGGTAAGGGTGAAAACATAATAAAGAAAATCCTATCAGACACCCTCTCCAAGGAAATTGAATTGGGATTAAATGACTTCAGACCATTTAAGGAGTCGGTTCAGGAACCAATGAGATATAATATACCCTACATCAGGCCTCTTGATGCGGTCAAGGTAATTTTATCTAATATGACGACTTCACATGGCATGCCGTATTTTCTATACTCAACCATACATTCCGACAGACTTATACTTACGGATCTGGAAACTATATTGGAGAGTAGGCCCTTCAATAAGGATAAGGTTGCGACATTTAATCCTACATCTTCATATACGGGTGGAAATATTCTTGACCAGATGTTTAATATTTCAAAATACTCAATCAGATCTTCGCCCAATGAAGAAACCCTAAAGTTGGCCAATAACGGTGGTTTGGGTTTTAAATATGAAAACGTAAATGCTTCTTCGGGTTCCTATTATAATCAGTCACTAAACTATAAACGTTTTATATTACCCTGGATACAGAACATAGATGAGGCAACCGGTAATAGTGCATTGGGCCTATTGGTTGATGATGATTTGTTTGATCCCAATCCCGCAAATCAATTTGATCAAGACAATAATACTCCAAGATTGGGTGAATATAACTCAGCCGTGTTTAGTAATATATCTGCCGATAATTTTTCACCAAATAAAGAAATTGGTATATCCGGAAACAAAACATTTCTTAATGATGTGGTTAGGGATGCCACAATGTACTATCTTACAAAGAATGTATATGATATAGAAATGTCGGGATTGGTCTTTCTATTTAAGGATGTCTATAGATGTGTTGGAGGTCAAATTAACATAAGTGTAAATGAAGATAATGGACTGTCATCCTCTCATAATAAATCGTCCAGGTCAGAAAAGAAATCAGGTAATTATGTAATTCTTACAAAGCATCATTTATTTACTCCTCATAATAATAAACATAGAGTCAGTATGCAGGTCTCAAGGATTACTAATAGGGTTTCCCGAGACGGTGTTAGGATTGTAGAAATGTTACCATCTGCCCTGGGCAGCGGACCTAGGTAGGAGCTAATATGTATTACGGTGATAATGTACGTTGGTTTGTCGGAACCGCAATCGAAATAAATAAAAGTTTTCCCGGTAAGATAAAGATCAGGATACATGGCATTCATGGTCCTGAGATTGATAATTCAAATTTACCATGGGCAGACATAATGCTTCCAACCACAGAAGCAGGCACATCTGGTATCGGGAGAATTCCTCAACTGCATCCTCCCGCAAAGGTATACGGATTTTTTCTGGATGGTAAGACATCACAATCACCCATAGTCTTGGGTTCAATGTTACATGAAGGAAGAGAGTCGGCCGTACAGGCATCTATACGTACCTCCGTAAATCAGTCGACAACCGCCGATACTGATCAACCTATGGTCGATCCAAATAATCTTTTGTTGCATGACGGATATGTTATTCCAATATCATTAATCAGTTCATATAATGCAACCGACCGATCTGTTGGAGGTTATGGTTCAAGTAATATGATAAAAAAATCAAATATTATTATGGCTTTTTTGGTTCAAAATGGGTATACTAGTAGACAGGCTGCGGGTATAGTTGGAAACCTAGCAAAAGAAAGTTTTAATTCAAAAGACAATATTTACTTTGATCCTCAGGTTACGGGCGATGGGGGTATGTCGTATGGACTGGCCCAGTGGAATAATTCAGCTAATGCTGGTTACAGATGGGATAAACTTAAAAGATATTCAAACATTAGGGGCATACCTGAGTCTGACTTTTTTGGGCAATTGACCTACCTCTTAAATACCCTTAATGGATCATTGGGCGGATCCGATACTGATGCTTCAGCCTATTCAAGAGTTCATCGTAATATAAAGAATTCAACCGCATACAAAGGGGTCAAAATAAATAACTCAACATGGTATTTTTTGGATGAGTATGAAAACCCCTCCAATAAAAATATACAATACATAGAGCGTGCTCGGTATGCTCAAGATGCCTTTCTTTGGTATGAAACATTTATAAAGGGTTAATGGAATGTCTTTACCAGCAATTTCAGATGAATTAGATCAGTTACAGGGTTATATTAACTCTACGACCAATAAATTTAGTCACTCTCTAGATAATGATATTGATACCTCCATAGTCCAAACCCAATTAAATGATGTTTCAAAATTAGGTATATCACTCGGGGATATTGGTGGTATAGTATCACTAAACTCTTCTTCCGATATGGTATCAACCCAACCGGGATCCGTGCCGGTGCAAGTGGTTGGTCACATTCCGCTGGCAAAGCTTACCGAGAACATGCCGGGCCTAAAAACACAGTTGGTGCAGGATGTAGATCCGGCCATAAAGACTCTTAATACATCCATCACTAATTCTACACTTGCAGCTCCAGCTAATTTAAATGAGGTCCTATCATTAGGAACTACACAAGCAATATCCGCATCAATTAAAAAGGTGATACCCAATGTCACCAAGAAGCAGATTACTACTGTAGTTAATGGTGCCGTTGTACAAGCAGACGCTGCTGTACTGGACCTTAATGATCCGGCCGGCGGTTCTTTTGAATCGGCAAAAGAGGATCTGGATATTATCATAAATTCATTTAATAATTCTATTGATAATATAATAAGTTCAGTTACGGGTACATCTAAATTAAAACCTGGTCTAACGGGACTCTTAAATAGTGTGTCAAGTGATATACTTAATTTTGCTGTCTTCGTAAATAATGATTTTAATGTGGGATTTGGTACATTAATCGAAAATGCCATTGAAAATACATTTCATCAAGGTGAAAATATATTAAGGGGTGTGGCCTTTAAGGGGGGTATTCAACAACAGATAACACCCGAAGATTTGGATACTATTTTTAATCTGATTAAGAAAAAAAATATTTTGGGGGCATCAACGGTTCTTAAGAAATATAGTGACCTACCAGAAAATCAATTAGTAGATGCTCTGCAAAAGATCGATAATAGACTATCGACCTTTACTTCAAATAAATCTCAAGACTCAAAAAATATATCCTTTATTAATAGAAATATTAAAAATATAAAGGCCGATTGGAATTTGGGATTTCCAAAGGATCCTTCAGTCTACTTTAAGACATACTCTATTTTTTCGGTCGAGGAATTAGAAGTAGAACTGGCCACCATAAAAAGACCCTTTACTGAATTAATTCTGGGTTTTACTGGAGCAGCGTCAGATCAACCTATAGATATGTACTCATACCATAGGCGCAATGCCGAAAAGTATAGAAATTCAAATGGATTAACTTGGCATTATTATTTAAGCAGATCAGGTCTTATATCACGTGTCAGGCCCGTTGAGTTGGAGATTGGAAACGATTATCTGACTGCCGAAAAGAATCATTCAGCCCGGTCTATTTTTATGATGATTGATGGAGGTACAAATACTCCTTGGTATAATGGATATGACTATAAAAAACATGCCGTAAAGGATTCTGGTATCAATGCGGAACAATATTATGCTATCAATAAATTTTTATCCAAGATGTATTATTATCATTCGGGTACTCAGGTATTTGGTTGGCATGAAATCAACAAATTAAAATTTCCCTACATGGATGTAAAGAATTATATTAAATCAAAATTTAACAAAGTCAATATATTTGATCCTATGGAAAGGGGTTCTCTCACCCTTGAGGAATTGCGAAGAGGTAAACTATAATGGTAGATGTAACCGAACTAGATGATTTATCGGGAGAAAAATCTTTAAATAATTTACATGAAGATATATCCGGAAAATATCCAAAACCTGAATATGTAGGAACAGCTAGTTATGCCAGGGAAGCACTTGGCAATTCTAGAACAGAACTTTACTTTAATTATGCTATTGATAATCTGCCCATTGATGGACTGGATAATGTTAGATCAGAATATCCCCTAAATCAGGTCCAGAAAACATTCTCGGGTCATAGTTTTGAAATGGATGATACACCAGGCGCCGAGAGAATAATTATTAAACACAACACCGGTGCTGGTATAGAATTGGCCAAGGATGGTTCAATGACCATCTCTACACTCAAGAATTCAATACAAGTATCTGGAGGCGATCAGTTTGTAACCATTGCAGGTGATGGTACAATTAATTACGGTGGTAACCTTGATATTAATGTCGTAGGTGATTTTAGTATAAATTGTATGAACTTTAATGTAAAGACCCGTGGTAATAAAACTGAGAATATTAATGGATTTAGTAAGACAAAAAGTATGGGCCAAGAGAATATAATTAATGGTCCAAAGATGGATATTATATCTTCTCAGGTAACCGAGGTAATGCTTGGTAATAATGATCGTTATGTCAAGGGAGTGTCAACACAAATATCCGGTGATGACACTAAAATACTATCTGGTAAAAATCTTTATATGACAACTGATGGTATAATGGCGACCTCGGCTAATGATATGAATCTATCGGCGCAAAGTATGACCATGCAGGGAACATCGGGTGTCATAGGTGGCCCTAGTATGAATTTTGTAGGAACTGGAGCAGATTTTACGGCGGGTGTATCAAGTCCTACCTTTCATGGCGATTTAGATGGCAATGCCGCAAATACATATGCCCAGGGATATGCTTCGACCGCTACGGCTGGTGGCGGTTCTATTACGGATACAGCAACCCCTACATTTGATAAACCGACCGCAGAATCACTTACCAATTATCTTACTAAGGAGGCGGGTGGTATCAGGAAGGTACAGATAGATGAAGATTTTTATATTAAGAACAAAATAGATCCATCATTTGATACGGGTAATGTACTTGCCAATACAGATGAGGTTACGCCAGACCTTATACGTTCTAAATTAAGAAATAAAAACAATCTAACAAATAAAAAATTTATTGAATATGTACTAAAGACACAATATGTAAATAAAGAATATTTTGAAAACAAGACACCAGGTGGATATGGTAGATCAATCGTACAAGAAAATCAACCCGTTGTTGGTACGACTTCCTTTGGTGCTTCTTCTACAACCAATATCAGTAACTTTGATGAAAAACATCCAACAAAAAATATTACAATTGATCCAAAATATAATGCCTATAACCTTAAAGAGATTACTTCAAAGACAAAATTATCAGACACCATATCACTATCAAGATTCTTGGGCACCCATGATCCAACAAACATTGATTTTATAAGAGACATATCAGTAAAGCAGGAGATCGTAAAATATCTTTCTTTACATGCTCAGTTTATCGAAGCTGTCAATAATGACGACACTACCCTAAAAAGTATGATCGTAAAACCTGTTGAGTCTATCTACAGACCCGGGGAATTTGAAATAATAGAAAAGGGTTCTGAAACCGACCTAAAGATAAAGGGTAGGTTGGTTGTGTATGATGTAATAGATAAAAACACTGGTAGGTCAAGTCCCGAGCATGTATTTGATTTGGCGGCCTTTGCAAAGGATCGTTTTCCATTCGAAAAGATTTCTCTACAGTATGATACTCTTAAAATTGATACGGATGAAGAACAATATAATGCCCGTTTATTAATTACTCTGCCCGAACTAGATGATAACTATAATGGAGACTATAAACAGGAACTAGAGACCAAATTTAATAATCAGATTACGTCTGATAATGAATTGATTGAACATGTTCCACATCCCCCACAAATTATTCCACGAGCAGCAGATTTTGATAATCTTATAGTTGAATTTAGTTATAAAGATTCTATTGCTAAATATGGTTCCTTAATTGATAGAAAAACCATTAGTGATAATTGGGTCCTAAGACATCTGGCTGATGATGCCGAGATTGTAGTCCTAAAAATTCTACAGAATGAATTTGAGAGAATGATGACCATCTTTGGATCTCAGGTCTATACTACACCTCAGGGTATTTTCCCGGACCTTAGGGGATCGCGGTCTGTAAAATCTCAACATTTAAAGGGCAAGGCGTTTGATATCTACACCACCGAATATAATAATGAACAAAAAATAAAACTATTAAATGCTGCATTGCAGGCAGGATTTCAGGGATTTGGTTTCTATAACGATTTTATTCATATTGACATGAGATCACCATCAGATTTCGTGGGACCAACAGGCACATGGTCACAAGTAGCTTCATGGGCTGGAAAGAGTCATACAAAATATTGGGTTGAATACATTCAAAAAAACCGAAGACCAAACCCATATAACGTAATAAACCCCCATAAATAAGTTAAAGGGGAATTAAATGGTTACCAGAGTATTATCAGCTGAGGACGGTGATTTAGCTAAAGGTTCTATACGCACCTCTAGGTCTGTACCCTTTAGTGATATTGATCTTACGTTTAGCGTAAAGGATAATGGAGAGATACGAAAAAAGACTGATGCAGCTGCCGTAAAGCAGGCAGTAAAGAATCTTATACTTACCAATCATTTTGAAAAACCATTCGCGCCAAGATTTGGTGGCAACATAGTATCAATGTTATTTAATTTGCATACTTCTGATGATGCGCAATGGCTAAGAAAAAACATAGCCAAGAATATTGAAGCCCTAGAACCCAGAGCATCTGTTATAGATATATCTACAAGAGACGACCCTGACTACAATTCTTTATATGTCACAATTACTTTTAGAGTATCTAATAGTAGGCAGGTGGCAACCGTAACAACAGCATTATCAAGGTTGAGATAGATGTCAAATATACCCACTACAATTAAATCATCATCATTAGATTTTAATTCACTAAAGAGTAATCTAAAGACATATTTACAAAATACTCAAGAATTTACAGACTATGATTTTGAGGCATCGGGGCTTTCGAATATACTTGATGTATTGGCTCACAATACCCACATCAATGGCCTAATAACCAACTTTGCACTTAATGAGTCCTATCTTGGCACTGCACAGCTAAGAAGTTCCGCTATATCTTTATCAGAAGGTATTGGTTATGTTCCCGACTCAGCGACCGCTTCGTTGGCCAAGATCAGAATATATTACAATACATCCACTACTCCAAGAGAGTCTCCAGTTACACTACCGGCCTATACCAAATTTAATACAACAGTTGAGGACACCTCATATTCATTTATGACCATTGAACCTTTCGTTGCCACTGATGATGGAAATGGTTTTTATGAATTTAAGACAAATCTAGGTGTAAATGAAATATCAATATATGAAGGTACACTAAAGACCAAGACCTTTTTGGTAGGTGAGTATCAAGACAATCCGGTCTATGTTATTCCCGATACAGGTCTATTTGCAGATTCGGTAACCGTGCGGGTCTATCCTGATGCAACGTCATCCGAATTTACAGATTATACAAATATTTTAAATACGACCTCTATTAATGCTAGTTCCAAAATTTATATACTTCGAGAATCACCCAACGGGTTCTTTGATTTATCTTTTGGAGATGGTAATACATTTGGTATATCACCACCTTCAGGTGCAAAGATAGAAGTTATATACTTGTCGACCTCTGGCCCAGCTGCTAACGGTGCCAATAGATTTACACCAGGTCAACAATTTACTACGGGTGGTGACAACTCGATCACTGTTGATTTGATTACATCTACTCTGCAGAGAAGTGTGGGTGGTAAGGAAAAAGAATCTATTGACTCAATACGTAAAAATGCTCCTTTCTCATATGCATCCCAAAACCGTATGGTCACGGCTGCCGATTACTCTGCCTTGATTCTTAAGAACTATTCATCTCTCATTAAGGATATTATTTCATGGGGTGGTGAAGATGCGGCAGAGCCAGAATATGGAGCAGTCTTTACTTCAATTCTATTTGAAGATGGTATAGGAGCTGCAACGGTATCTTCTGTGAAGCAGGGGATTACAAATCTAGCAGAACAGTTGGCTGTTGCTTCATTTAATCTTAGGTTTGCAGATCCAATTACTACATTTATTGAAGTTGATACCTACTTTCAATTTAATCCCACCAAAACGGATAAAACATCAAACACAGTTAGGGATGAAGTAAATACAGCCATAGTAAATTATTTTGGTGAGACCACAGGTGTCTTTAATAGTTCATTCCGAAGATCAAATATGCTTTCACTAGTTGATGATGTAAATACAGCAGTATTGTCATCACGAGCCGATGTAAGAATGCAGAGGCGCTTTACTCCCACCAATCCTCAATTAATTGCAGTAATTAATATTATTACGGATACTGGTAGTTTGACAGGCGCAGAACTTGATTATGTTATTAATCTAATTAATTCCAGAAACTATAATGGAGCTGCCAATTATCTTCTTGATTTTTCATCGCAGAATTTTACGTCCATTAAAACCACTCTTGCTTCTACATCAATATCCAACATCCAACAAATTGATTTTCCCGTACCCCTAGCTGCAGCTGATAATGATCAATATATTATTACTTCTAATACCTTTGTCTATAAGGGTAAAAATTGCCAGTTAAGAAATCGTCTTAATAGTAACATAATTAATATAATTGATGCTGGGTCGGGACTAAATGTTGAAGAGGGTGTGGGTGTCTGGCAAGACAATAGGGTCACCATAAATTATTTTAATCCTTCTACGGTGTCGGGTACCGATACGCAGATAGCACTATCGGCAGTTCCTGCTAATACTTCTGCTATTACACCAACCCGAAATGATTTATTGGTTTATGATCCTAACAGATCTTCTGTAAACGCCGTACTAGTAACAGCTGAAAACTAATGTCTAATTCTTACGATAAAACAATACAAGATAACGATAGAAATGAAATCAACCTGCATAGGTCTGATGTCAAGAATCTATTGCCGGCATACTTCCAGGAAGATTTTCCAAAACTCATTAAGTTGCTTGAATCCTACTATGAATGGTCCAAAGAGCAGGGGTTTGATGATCAGATCCATAGGATGTATGAAAAGAGAGATGTAACGGTTGTTTCGGATTCTCTTCTTGAATTTTTAGAAGATGAACTGCTATTGGGCAATGCATACTTTGGTGGCTTTCTAAACAAACGAGAAGCCATAAAATTTAGTAACCTGTTGTATAGATCAAAGGGTACAAAGTATTCTATTGAACAATTCTTCAGGGGCTTTTTTGGTGTAGACCCAGTTGTTATATATCCCAAGGAAAATATATTTAAGGTTGGTCCTGAAATAGATTATGATCTTAACGCCACAAATACTTCGGGCCAGCAGATTAAAAAAGATGCATCTAAATTGGGGCCTGAATCATTTAAATTTATAACGGATGATAAATTATATCAAACACTTGCTATTCTTATTAGAGTAAGTATACCTATTGATAAGTGGATCGATACCTACAAACTATTTGCACATCCAGCTGGATTCTATATTGGTTCAGAGGTTCTCATTGAAGTCTATAATGAAAACTGGGATTATGATGGTGATACAAATGTTGGACTATTTACACCGTTTACAGAAGAAGAGGGTATTGGATATAAAATGATATTTGGTCCTGGTAGTGTTCTTACATCAACTACTTCTTCTACGGGCCTTGCTACAATTCAACCAGATGCTTATGCAAGCACAACAGTAATCGAGAGTGAAGATGGGCCAGCGTAGATTAAACACATATCAGAGAATACAATCCTATAGAAATTATACTATTGCTGAACTGGAAGGGTATACTCTTAATGAATCCCTGTCACCGTCTGGTGTTACCTTTGATGATGCTAATACTGGAAATGATGTAGATTTTAGTGACGGCGTAACAATGGATGAAGATATTGAGGCTAATTTTTTAAATGATGTGGCGAGCCAAATTCTGCGTCTGGGGGTAAACCTTCCATTAGAAGACTCAGATCGATTTGGTTTCTTACAATTATATGTCAATGATTATCAGATTGCTGATGTTGTAAACAATGGATTCGTTGGTGCATATGACGCATTAATAGTTTCGAAATATGCTTCGAATGTACCAATTACAGAAGCTGAGACTGATTGGATTGAAAACAATATTGTACCCTATAATAACGGTGTTGTGGAACCTAAAATTAATATCTCAAGATTTGATCAAAATAAATGGTACACCCCATATGATACCCCAAATAACTTTGATTCTATAGGAAGGTCATTAGTTGGCACAGATTCCATAGGATATCATGGAATTACTCAGTGGTGGTAGTATAAATAATACTAAAGAAATTGGTAGGCAGATAAATGGCTAGACAAACTATTAATACAGGTACGACTGCTAATGATGGATCGGGAGATACATTAAGGGTTGCTGGTACCAAGATAAATGAAAACTTTGTGGAATTGTATACTACCGTTGGCGGGGGTGTTGGCAATCCCACGCGCCTAACTGATAGTGGAGTTACCTTTCTTGGTTTATCCTATAATACAAGACTTGGATTTGTTGAAGGTGCGAGTCTTATATCAATTGATTTACCCAACACCAGCGGGGTGTTATTAGTAGATACAGCTACACAGACAATTACCAATAAAACCATTTCAGCCGATGATAATAGTATTTCGGGTCTGCCTAATTCTAGTTTTGTGGTTACAAATGGTTCAGGTGTAATAAATGGTGCGGCTGCGGCCAAGACGATACCTGTGGGTGACGTGATTGGCTCTACGGATGCCCAAACAATGACCAATAAGGTTTTGACACGACCCACAATCTATCGACCAAATATTCACCAGTCGCTGCGTGATTCAGACGGTTCAGATATTATCAAAATCGTAACCGTGGGTTCAGCAAATTCAATTCAAATATCTAATGCCACGACTTCCAACAAACCAATAATCGAAGTTGCGGGTGATGATGCTAATATTGGCCTGGATATCAATGCTAAGGGAACGGGGCAAATTAATATTAATTCTTCGTTGGTATTGGGTAATAATTCTATTGATTCTGCAGCGCCTACCCTAGCTGCATATATGAAATCACCTCTTACAATTTTTAATCACAATGCTTCTATTTCTGCGACAATGCCTGATGGTACTACAATAGGTCAAAAGAAAACCTTTGTAAATAAAAATACTGGAGCGGCCACAATAACTAAATCTGGAAGTAATCTGGGTCCACATAATACCTTTGCAGTAGCAAGATTTGGATCTGCGTCATTAGTGTGGGATGGGTCCGAGTGGATAGTTCTAAACGATCCGACATCTACATACTTAACATTTACATAAGAGATAAACCATGGCAGCAATTATTACTAAAAAATTAAAAAAACTTTTTATACAGGATCTACTTGATCAATACAATGTAGAGAATATTGGTGATTCTAATAATTACTTCTATATTGGCCTCAGTAAATCTCAGCCCTATAATGTAGAAGTGGGTGGTTTGGATACGGTATATGACCCCGATCCATCAGATTGGGATGAACGTAGCTTTAGAATGTCACTACAATCCGTAAAGTTAGCCGAAGCAGTATCATTTGTGGTTCCCATTGAAATATGGTCTACTAATACTAAGTATTATCAATACACAGATAATTTATCACAGGATCCAAGATTCTATGTAAGAACAACCGATAATAACGTTTATGTTTGTATTCGTCAGGGTAAAAATGCTGTTGGTGCTCATACAGAATCAACAGTTAAACCTGACCATACGGATACGACACTTCCAATTGAAACAGATGGATATGTTTGGAAATATCTCTATACCATTTCTACGACAGATGCAAACAACTACCTGACCGACACATGGATGCCCGTTAAGTATGTTGACTCGGCAGCTCCCACTGCTCCAGAGGCTCCTCAGAAGGCAGTGCAGGATGCCGCTATAGGTGGACAACTTATTGGTTATAGGGTAGTTGCAAATCAAGGTGCTGCGGCCGCTCAATATTCTCAGGCCCCTTCGCTAACAGTTATTGGCAACGGTACAGGAGCATTGGCTCGGCCTGTTATGTCTGCCATATCTGGAAATGCTACTATTGTCTCAGTTGAAGTTGGCGACAGTGTCAACGCGGGTACTACGGGATATGGTGACCTTGCTAATTACATGGGGTCAGGTTATAATTATGCTAATATTGCAATTGATAACACGTTTCTGGTATCAGGAACTGCTCCCACGATCTACCCCGTATTTGCTCAAGACTCAGGTCTAGGAGCCGATCCTACAGTTGATCTAAAGACACGGGCCATTATGTTCCACATTAAGCCAACCGGAGTTCAAAATAAAAAATTCGTTATTGATCAAAATTATAAACAAATTGGCCTGATTAGAAATCCTAATTCATATGGAACAAATACTTTATACAATGATGCAGAGGGATTGGGTCTTTCTAAACTCAGAATCAAACCAAGGCCAGCCGGTGCTACGGGTGATCCTTCTGGTGGATATGCCCTAACATTTAGTGAGAATACAGTTGTTACACAGACGACAGGTACTAATGCAGGGGCCAAGGCTTACCTCACATGGTATGATGATTCTGATACTATATGGTGGCATCAAGATGAATATACAGGATTTTTACCATTTGATTCAGGTGAAACAATTACTATCGAGGATAACAATTCACTTCCCACGACAACTATATTTGGTATCTATAATACTAGCACACTACCCACTGGTTCTGGGTCAAACATATATACTTCCTTTAATCCGGATATTGATAAATTTTCGGGTGAAGTACTGTTTATAAATAACCAAACAGCTACTCCTCGTAGTAGACTTGGTGCAGAAGACATCAAGCTAGTAATGCAACTTTAAGGGTATAATATGGCTACTCAATATACACAAAATACATTTTTAGCTCAGTATAATGATGATTACAGAGACAGTGATCACTTCCATCGTATATTGTTTAATAATGGTCGGGCATTACAAGCACGTGAACTTACACAAATGCAGACTATTATTCAGGCTGAAATATCACGTATTGCAACCTATCTTTTTAATGAGGGTTCAATACTCAATACAAATGTCAGCTTGGCATCCGGGCCAAATGAAGGCGCCTATACTTTCGTAAAAGTTGATAATCTATCATCTATATCAGGATCCCAGGCTCTGGTTGGAACAGAGATTAATGATGGTACTCTATATGCCGTGGTCAAGGCGGTCATACCATCCGAAACAGTTACGCGGAATGGAGTTGTGGTTACGGATCCTGACACCCTAATCGTAAAGATGGGTAGGGGTAATCCCAATACTGGCAACCAAGCTCCAGAACCATCATCTGCTCTAAAATTCCAGGCGGGTGGTACACTTACGACTGATCTTGGAAATTTAGATATTACGGTGGGAACCAATGTCGTAGGTACATGTACTCTTATTGATACTCCTCGTTTTGAATCCTTTGCGGCAGGCCATATGATTATGGTTGAAGCCCAGACCCTTATTATTGACAAGTATAGTCCTACAGGCTCTGGTATTGTTGGATTCAAAATAACCGAAGAGATCATTACAAGCAGTGACAATGTAGCCTTATTTGACAATTCAGGAACCACACCAAATCTTACATCTCCTGGAGCAGACCGCTATAAGATTACTCTAACGCTGGACCTAAAAAAGAATTCATCAGCTGGCTCTACATTCTTTGAATTATATCATATCTCAAATGGTCTATTTACATTAGTAAAAACAAAAGACAATAATCTTAACTTTTTAGGTGATCTATTAAATGATCGCACCAAAGCAATTAGTGGTAATTTTATTGAAAAAACCGGTGGACTTGAATCATTTACACTCTCTATAGAAGATGACTCTATTGATGAAAATTATTTAAGTTATTCTCTTGCCGGTGGTACCGCCTTTATTGAAGGCCAGAAAATTACCAAAAAGTATTTTAATAAACTAAGAGTAGCTAAACCAAGGTCACTAGTAAATGACGTTGAAACCAAAACTAATGAATTTGTTTCGGCAAGATATGGTGGTTACTTCCTTGCAGACTCTGCTTGGGGATTAATTGGAAAAATAAATGATTACACTACCGTAAACCTTTATGATATAGAAAAAAACGGAACTCAGCAGTATCAACTTAACTCCTTTAACACAAATATCGGTACGGCTCGTGTAAGACATATTGATGAATATAACGATCAATATCGTATACATGTATTTGATGTAAATATGGTTCCTTCCAAGGGCATTAAAGATGTCAAGTCATTAGGTTCTGATTCTGACAATCATGCTAATTTAGTTACTTTGTTGGGATCAACTGACATATATGATATTCAGGATAACAACCTCCTGTTTAATTTAGGTAGAGATAGAGTTCAGACCGTATCTAATTTAACGTCTACGGTTGGAGTAGTAAAGACAGATACCTCAAGTGGTGCCGGTGTAGCAACCAATATCAACTCAACCGGATCAAATACTCTTACAGATGCAGAACAATGGTTGATCTCAGTAGATTCTAGTGGAGAAATTTTCTCCGAGGCTTCTATTAATATTGCCGTTGATGGCCTATCTGCTTCGATAAGTGGATTACCATTTAATTCAGCTATTACGGTATTGGCCTATGAGAATACCACTTTGACCCAAAAGGTCAAAACCATTTCATCTAATGTTACGGAAACGGGGCTTTCTCTCAGCAATGGAAGATTTAATCTTAATAAGGTTGACATCTATCAATTCATAAGTATTACGGATGATACGACAGGTGCAAATATTAAGCATAAATTCATACTTGATAATGGTCAAAGAGATAATCATTATCAAGCAGGTGGTGGAGATCTAAAGGCGAGTGTTTCGGCCCCTGCTGGTACAATTACGGTTGTCTACAAATACTTTAATCATGGATCGGCACCGTCTGGTGTAGGCTATTTTGGAGGTAAGGCATCATATCCCAGCCTTTCATATGATAAAATACCATCCTATACTACGGCAACCGGTGTGAAAAATAGACTTACTGATGTAATTGACATGAGACCAATAAAGGATCCATCCAGTGGTAGCTTTACGTCAGGTGATGGCAGAATTGAAAGACTGCCACGCAATACTGATACACTTACGGTTGGTACCACTGAATATTGGAAACCAAGGGTAGACATTATTTCCCTTGCTCCCGATGGCATAGTGCATCATCATGCCGGTCCTTCATCCTTTAGGTTACTTGAACCATCAGATATTCAACCAACCCACATGTTATTACATAAAGTGACCTTGGGGCCCTACACTCTAAATGCTAAGGACCTAAGAAAGACATCATATGATAATCGTGGTTTTAAGATGGCCGACATTCGTAAAATGGACCGCAGACTAAACAATGTCGAGGCTCTCACTACACTAAGCCAAACAGAATGGTCACTATCTCAATTGGAAGTATATGATCCTGACAACCCAACATCTGTAAGGCAGACCGAAGGATTATCGGGTGATGGTTTTAATAATCTTCGCCAGACTGATTATCACAATAACGATCACCGTGCCTTGGTATATGATCTGCCGGGTATTATGGCTCCGTTGCAGTACAAACGTCAGGTTGGGGTAACATTCGACCTATCTTCATCTGATGATGTAACTCTTAAGGGAGATCAGGTGTGGCCAGTCTATACAGAAGTAGTGGCTGATTGGTCTATGGACTCTGCGACCAGCTACATTGCCGTGAATCAATTTGAAACTGGTAGAACTATTGGTGTTGGAGAATTAACCCCACAGATGGATTATTGGACAGTAAAGAAAAAGGTTGATGAATCATATATTTCAGAAGCAGAAGAATCATTTATTGATCCAGATGGCAATCCAACCATACTATCCCAACCCCTGGGGTTCACAGACCTTGATGCAGGTGAAGCATATAATACACCTGGAGGACAAAGCTAATGAGTCATGGTTATTATAAAAATAAAACAATATCAACAGTAGAAGATGTATCAGCAGGATTTGATCAGGTTCCCGTGCATCGACCTCTTTTTCTCTACTTTGAATTTGAGGGGTTGCGGCCCAACATTCCCCATTGGTTTTTCTTTGGAGGTACGAATGTTACGACCTATGTAAGAACTGGAGTTGCCAAGTCAACCTTTACTAACGCGGCCCGTAATTCTACTCTGAAAGAGCCCGGAGATGCCTACGTAAATGAAACAGCTTTTCCTGCAGCTCAGGGTGGTCCCACTAGTTCCAACGGCGATGGTATAAAAACAGATGCCGAGGGAAAAATATTTGGTCTATTCTATTTGCAGAGTAATACCAGCCTAAATTGGCAGACCAAATATAGCGGTACAGAATTTATTGTCAGTGACGTCCTTTCAACCAAGAAAGTTAATTCTACTTCCTATTCATCAACTATGTTTAGTGGCTTTGGGCAATATCAAAATTACTGGACAAAGGTTACGACATCTAATAGTGCAGAATGGGTAGCGTATGCCCACAGTTCTAATAATGATAATAGTGGCGGCTATCAATCACCCTACACTACTACGGGTAATTTTAATACGACTACAAATCAGTGGTCATATACTACTACAGGGCCAGGTGGTTACTCTTCAACATCATATTCTCAAGCAGATAATCAGTCAGGTGGATTTTTAGGATCTTTAAAAGAATTTTTCTCTCCTCGTACAGATAATGAATTTAAATAGGAATAACAAATGACCGCACTTTTAAATATTACTGAACAAAGAAATCCTGCCGCTCAGGTATTTAAAGTAC